GTAACTGCAAATGGGTTGTCCCTGACGATCCCCCTGGCAATACAAATATTCTTTTGGAGACGATGAATAATAACTGTGACCAGCGGGCCAAACTACTTGATGAGGCAATAGCAATATTGGAGGGAATGAAGTGACCCATCCATTTATCATTCATCCAGACGATGAGGGTAGTGCAATAGCGGATATCTATCGGCGATACAAACACCTTGATGAAATGTTGTCGCGTGATTCTGAACCGGCGAGTTTTAACGCTCGGATAATTCGTGATCTATGGATGGCAATTAAAGAAGATCTTGGGTGTAAAAAGTGACCACACAAACCGGGGCGACAATCTATCGAGGCTGGGAACCTCAAATGACAGGCCGGTCGGCGCACCGGCTTTTTTCATGTGGAAAAAGGTGTGGATAAGTGAGCTTTAATTCCGGTCTGACAACAAGCAAAACTGACGAATGGGAAACGCCGTGGGAGTTATTCAATGAACTTGATAATGAGTTCACATTCGATCTCGACCCTTGCGCCTCCATTGAGAACGCCAAATGCTGCACTTTCTTCGATAAGGAACTTGACGGACTTTCCCGCTCGTGGGGTGGCCACACCGTTTTTATGAACCCACCTTATGGCCGCGAGATCGATGCCACCCGTGCCGCCTATGCCGCCGATGCCGCCGATGCCAAAATGAGAACCAAGACTCTGCTGTACGGGATAAAGATGTTAAAAGTGTGATGTGTCAAGTCGTATTACATCACCCTTGCCAACATTTATACCACCGGCCTTGTGACTGTGGAGGCGGGGGCATGGTACATTTCTGCCGTCTGACCAGTCGAGTGTGCAGACGATGGGACTTGACCACCGAGATTCGGAAATGGCGCGAATGTGATGAATTTTTGGAGGTGGAAGGTGTCTGAGAAACTCCCGGCTTTTCAATTCTACCCTGGCGACTGGCGCAAGGATCCCGGCGTGCAATCTCTCGATTATGAGGCCCGCGGAATCTGGCACGAGTTGCTCTGTTTTATGCACGAATCTGAGCAACGCGGGCGTCTCGTTTTCTCCGACGGGACTCCCATGAAAGATGCGGAAATCGCGCAAATGCTCGGAATCTCGGAAGCAAAATGGCAAGCAAACGCCAAGCAATTATTGAGCAAAAGGGTAGCAAATATCAGCGAGGATGGCATTATCTATAATCGCCGCATGTGCAGGGAAGAAGCAATCAGGCAATCACGACGCGAGGCCGGTAGAAAGGGAGGTAAAGCCAAGCAAAAGCCAAGCAAAGACGAAGCAAATTCCCAAGCAAAACGGGGGTCTTCATCTTCAGTTTCAGTTTCTAAACATTCCCCCTTACCCCCACGAGTGGGGGAACCGGAAAGTGAGGACGAAAAACCCATACCCAAAAACTCAAGAGCGGCAGGAACGAACCTTCGGGCTAAAGGTGAAGCACCACGACAGATAGCCAGCAGAGAGAAATTCGAAAAGCAGAAGCAGGCCGAAGATGATCGCCGCGAGGAAACAGAGGCCGAACTGAGAGCCCTGGAAGCCGAGAGGACCAAAAACGCCGCCATGACCCCGGAAGAGAGAAAGGCTGTGATCGAGGAAGCGAAGAAGAAAGCCGGCTGGAGGCAGGAAGAAGCCGCAGTCGGAGCCGGGCCGGCGGATGATATTCCGTTTTGAAAACCATCTAAAAACGTGGAAAATTTAAAAAGGAGGGAAAATATGGCAACGGTTAAAGAGGTTTGCACAAAGCTTTCAGAGGTACCGATGAACGCAGCAGTTTTGGCATCTGAACTCACGATCACCAAGCAGGATGCTCGTCGCTGGATCATGTTGCTCTGCCATTACGGAGGCGCCCGGATGGTGGATGGTTCTTGCGAGCTTTTACCAAGGGTAGCGTCCAGATTTCACCAGGAGGCGAAAGCGTGACTTCAATCAAGACGCGCAAAGGTGAGTCCTACCAAGGAACCTCACAGGAAGTGATTGTGGCACGCCTGCGGCGTGAACTCAAAGAAAGCAACGAACACATTGATCGACTGGAAATACGGCTAAAACAATTTGAGCAACATCGCAACCGGCCGTTACTCCGAGACCTTGAAGCGAACATGGATGCACTGGAGGCGGTGGGAGTTGATGGCTGGCCCAAGATGGACGAGGGTAGATCATCAGGCCATAGCAGTGGCTCACGTGGCGACAAGATGGCGGTGGCTCGGCTCATCCACATCGAGAATACCGTGCGGTCGCTGAACACGGGAACGGACGCTTGGCTCGACCAGCGCCAGGAGCAGCAGATCCACGGAATAAAAATTGCTTGACAAAGCACATCCAACTCAACTAAAATGCAATCATTCTGTGGGCACGCCGCGCCCAGAGCCAATTCCGCCGCCATCCTTGGCGGTTTTTTTATGCCATGAGCAGACCCCAAAAATCCGCGGGTAGACCCCCCAAATACACGGAAGCCGAAAAGGAAGAAGCGGCTGAGATAACGGCGCAACTGGGTCCCTCTGCGGCTTCAAGAAAGACGGGTATCCCGAAAGGAACCCTCAGCCATTGGCTCCGAGATTACGGTAAGACCAGCAAGGGCAACGAGCAGACCAAGAAGGCAACCTCGGTTAGACTTGCCCAGCTGGCAGCCAAGCGTGAGATTGTCCGCGAGATGTTTCTTGAAGAAACCCAGCATTCCCTCAGGTTGATGGAAGGGCAAACTGACGCGAATGAACGCCGCAACCTTGCCATTGCCGCCGGGACCACCCTCGATAAATTCCGCCTGGAGTCCGGCGAATCGACCAGCCGAGAGGAACACATTGACGCTGCCGACGCAAAAAGAAAGATTCAGCAGCGACTCGCTGGGAGACTTAAGCGAGAACGAACTCAAAGCGATACTGGGGACGCTGACTAACGAAGAAGCGCTGGCCCTCGAATACGATTGGAGTTTCTGGGCAAGGGATGGACAACTACTGCCACTCGGCAACTGGGTCTACTGGCTGATCAGGGCAGGTCGCGGATTTGGCAAGACGAGGCTTGGGGCTGAGGCAGTCAGGTTCTGGGCTGAGAGCGCGGCAACCAATCGCATCCATCTGATCGCAGAGACAGCGGCTGATGCACGTGACACAATGATCGAGGGCGAGTCAGGCATCTTGGCAGTATCGCCGCCATGGTTTAAGCCCCTTTATGAACCTTCTAAACGCAGGCTCACTTGGCCCAACGGTGTCATCGCCACTACCTTTTCGGCTGAGGACCCGGATCAGTTGCGCGGACCACAGTGCGGCAAGCTCTGGGCAGACGAATTGTGCGCTTGGAAACACGAACAAGCCACGTGGGACATGGCGCAGTTCGGTCTTAGGCTCGGAGACAATCCACAGGCCGTAATCACCACGACGCCAAGGCCCACGAAGCTTATCCGCGAGTTGCAAAAAGACTCCGGCTGTCACTTGACGACAGGCACAACCTACGACAATCGGGCCAACCTGCCTCCCGACTTTTATGAGCGCATTATCACCAAGTATGAGGGCACAAGGTTAGGCCGTCAGGAACTCCTGGCTGAGATCCTTTCCGATACTCCAGGCGCTCTTTGGACGCTTACCCAGATCGATAGTAGTCGCCTCAAGAACCATCCAGATCTGGCCCGAGTCGTTGTTGCTGTTGATCCAGCGGCCACATCGAATGATGAATCCGATGAGACTGGCATCATCGTGGCCGGCAAAGATCGCAAGGGTGGCGGCTACGTCCTTGAAGATGTGACGCTGAGAGGCACGCCAAGAGAATGGGCCGGCCAAGCTGTAGCCGCATACGAACGCCACCGGGCAGATTGCATCGTCGGTGAAGTCAATAACGGCGGTGAGATGGTCGGTTATACCATCGAGACCGTTGACGAGAGCGCAAACTACAAAGCGGTCAGGGCATCACGTGGAAAGCATACCAGGGCCGAGCCGATCTCAAGCCTTTACGAAAAGGGTCGCATCCATCATGTCGGCAACTTCCCTGAACTTGAGGATCAGATGACGACTTGGACGCCGGGACAGAAGAGCCCGGACCGTATGGATGCCCTAGTCTGGGCGCTCACTGAATTATTCCTTGAAGAACTGACCGAACCGGAGATTATCCTACTTTGAACCTCTGGCAGAACCTCAAATATCTGGCCGTTGGTGACATGAAAGCCAGCCCTGATGTCATTATGGGTTATGGCGGCTATGGGGCCGAAAGGCCGAAGGATTATCTTGCTTTCGAGCAGACTTACGGCTCGGAAGTGTGGGTCTACCGTTGTGCCTCAGCCCGTGCTAAGGCAGTGTCAAGCGTGCCGCTACTCTTCTCCCGCAACGGTAAGCCGATTGACACGCCGCCGATCTTAAAAAACCCAAACGAAGAGATGAGCCTCACGGATCTCATCGAGTCATGGGAACTGTTCATGGCGCTTACCGGGAACGCTTACTGGGAACTTGCCCTGGTCGGCAGTCGCATCGGTCGCATCTATCCAATGAGGACAGACCGCATGACAGTGAAACCCGGGCTAAGGGTGCCTATCGGCTACACTCATACGGTCAATGGCAAGGCACAAGACTTCCCCCGTGAACAGGTCGTTCATTCCAAGTATGAGCATCCCTATAACGACTGGTACGGGATGAGCCCTATTGAGTCGATGGCTCTGGCGATAGACACCGGCGAATATATCCGCAAGTACGGCAAGAACTTCTTTTTAAACTCTGCCCGTCCTGATTATGTCCTTGAGTCTGATGGCAGTCCTAACAAGGATGTCATTAAACGATTGAAAGCGGCGCTTAGAAAGAAGCATGGCGGTTATCAGAACGCCCATAATCCGATGATCCTCACCGGCGGGCTCAAGTTAAATCCGGTGGCACTATCGCCTAAGGACGCGGAGTTTCTGGCACAGGCTAAACTGTCACGTGAAGAGATCATTGCAGGGATGGAATGTTACCCGGCGATGGTTGGTCTGTTCGAATATGCCAACTATGCCAATTCCGAAGCGCAGTTGAAGATGTTTTACGGTGGCATCATTAAGAGCGATTGCAACAAGCTCGCGGCGATCCTGAACCGTGAAGTGTTGCCGCGCACTGTCGCCGGCGTTACCTGTCAGTTCGACTTCTCTCAAGTAGAGGCGCTGGCTGAGGATAAAAATAAACGCTCCGAGCGTGAGGTCAAAGAGATCGAGGTAGGACTGGCCACCATTAATGAAGTGCGTGAGTCACGTGGTCAGGAGCCAGTGGCATGGGGTGATGAGCCGCCAGTTAGAAATAACAATGCTTTTATCGATGTACCGCCGGCGAAGTCTGAGAAGTCATGCGGCTGTGGCGGCTCGCACGGCAAGGAAGCCAAGCGTGACACCCTGGCGAAGATACGGGTCAAGAAGTCGTTTGCGGCACGTGACCGGCTGCTGACTCCCATAGCCGATGAGATGACAGCAGCGATGAAGGGACTGTTCGACGATCAGATGAAGCGGGCTCTCAAGCGGCTGGCAGAACTGGTAGGCAAGAGCCTTCAGAATAAGCTCACGGCGTCCGAACTGCTCAACGAGATGGATGAACAAGGGCTGACTCATACCGCCATTTACGATCAGCTTAAAGCGGCCATCGTAGCCGGCGCCATGAATGGGGAACAACTCGTCGGTGGCACAATCGCCTGGGATATCGAGAATACCTATGTTATCGAAGCCGCAGGGAAGATCGGTCAGAAACTCGCCGAGCAGGTTACATCAACCACGCTCACCAAGTTACAGGACCAGATAACCGCCGGCATCTCCGGAGGCGAAGGTTATCAGGAAATGAAAAAACGCGTCCAAGGCGTCTTTACCGATGCATCAAGTTACCGGGCAGAGATGATAGCCCGCACCGAGTCGGCTAATGCCTGGGGCAATGGGCAACTTGAGAGTTACCGCTCGAACGATGTGACTCAGGTTGAATGGATATTCGGTTCCGGCCCCTGCTCTTCCGGCATATGTGAAGAAGCTGACGGGCAGACCGTGAATATCGGTGACGACTTTCCCGGCGTTGACGTGTCATCTGAGCCAGCGCATCCGAATTGCTACATCCCAGGGGCGCAGGTAATTGCTCCCGGTCTACTTGAGGCGCAGCGTACCTCTTATTCAGGACCGGTCATAGAGATTAGGACTTCTTCCGGTGTGAGAACTACCGTCACCCCGAATCATCCGATACTGACTGATAAGGGATTCGTCGCCGCGCAGCATCTCGGCAAGGGCGACTATCTGATTAACTGCTCCGACCCCGAGCGGGTAGCGGCGACCATCGACCCATATCTCGACCACACTGTAACCGCTATCGAGAATGTGTTTGAGTCTGCTGCCGTGGCGTTGGGAGTGTTTTCCGTATCCATGCCACCCTCCGCCGAAGATTTCCACGGCGATGGAAGGTTCATGTATGGCAATATCGACATTGTAAATATCAATAGCCTTCTGTTGCGTGATGCTGAGACCCCGTCGTCTCAGCATGGCGGTGAGCTTGTTCTCAGCGGGACTGGTATGCAGGCAACGAGCCTCGCGAGTGGCGGCACGCCTTCGTTTGGCGGTAACGCTATCACGAGCGCCTCGCCGCGCCTCATGAGCAGCGGCAACGCGAGCCTTGCGAAACTCAGCGGTAGTGCTGGCAAGGAATACCCCGCTGGCTTCCTCCGGGCCTCTGATCTGGACGCCGGCAGCAAAGAGTTTGCGAATGATAGTAGGGCGACTGACGCCCCATTCTTCGGCAAGCTGTCGCGGGCTTTCCCCGGACTGGTAACGGCTGACAAGATCGTCAAAGTTAGGCAGGTCGATTTTTGCGGCCACGTCTATAACCTTTCCACTAAATTGAATTGGTATATGGCAGATAACATTATAACACACAACTGCACCTGCACTGTTTTACCAGTAATCGACTAGGAGTCTAACGATGGAAAAACTTTTTAAGCACAACATCCCGGCCATGTTCAAAGCCACAGGCGATGAGGGCGTGATCGAAGCCATTGTCTCGGTATTCGGTGTTAAGGACTCCTACGGCGATATCGTCCTGCCTGGAGCATTCTCAGGTTCGCTTGCCAAGAAAATGCCAATTGGTGTGTTCATGCACGACTGGATGCAGCCGATTGCCAAGACCCTGGAAGCGCGTGAGTTGCTTCCCGGCGATCCCTTGCTCCCTGATGCCATCAAGGATTACGGCGGACTCTACATCAAAGGTCAGATCGTTAAGGGTGTACAGGCTGCCGAAGAGGCTTATCTACTCATGAAGGAAGGCGTGATTGATGAGTTTTCCTTCGGCTACTATACCCTCAATGAGACATGGGATAAGGAATCGCAGACCAATTTTCTTAATGCCGTGGACATCGTTGAATGGTCCCCGGTCGTTCGCGGTGCCAATCCCGCAACGGTGCTGATGGGTGTCAAATCTGAACCCGAACTCACCAACGAGGAAAAGTTTTCCCGCACTCTTTCGCGCCTTAAAAACCTCACCCCCGCGATGGTCAAGGCCGCTGCTCTAAGCGGCGAGGACCGGGAGAAGGTAATTGAGGCCAGGGATATGCTCGATGCGTTAATCGACACCAACACCCCGGAAGAGAAGCAGGAGGATCGAAGCAACGTAATCGACGCTCTGAGAGAACTCAGGGCAGCAATCTAGGAGAAAAGAAAATGTCAGACGAAGGAAAAACACAGACTGAGGAAATCCTCGAACTAGTTCATGAGGTAGCCGCCGAGGTCAAGGAAAAAGGACTTGAGACCGGTGAGCAGATCGAGAAGCTCGAAAAGATGGCTGCGGATCTGACCGATGAAATGGCCGAACTGCGTCAGTTGAACGCCGAGAGCGCTGCAGAGAAGGCCGCTGCCGAGGCCGAGCGCACGACCGGCTACAAAGCGCACATCGAATGCGGCACCAGGTACGACGGCATGAAAACCAGTGATGTAGTCATGGCTGGTTATATGCTCAAGGGGCTCGCAACAAGCAAGGGCATCGCCTTTGATCGGATAGCCTCTGACGATCTGGTGAAGGCGCTCACCTCGACCACCGGCTCTTCCGGTGACGAGTGGGTGCCGACCGGCATGGCAAGCGAGCTGTACTCCGAGTGGGAGAAGCAGAGCGTTATCTATTCGCTCTTCCCGCGAGTGGATATGCCAACCAATCCGTTTGATCTGCCCATCGTCACCGCTGACCCGACCGTATATCTGGGCTCCACTGAGTCCACCGCTACGTCTGAGTCCAGCCCGACCAGCTCCAAGATCACGCTGACGGGCGGTAAGCTCATGGCTGAGACTGACTACAGCTATGAGGTCGATGAGGACGCCATCATCGCCGTTGCACCACTGGTGCAGAGCCGCCTGAATATGGCGATGAGCGCCGCCATGGATTCAGTCATCGCCAATGGCGACACCACCACTGGATCGGCGAACATCAACTACTTCGGTACTGGCTCAGTGTCGGCCTCCATCGGCACAGCTTCACGGTTCCTGCATTCCAACGGCCTGCGCTACCAGGGGCTTATCGCGAACACCGCCTGCAAAGCTGATCTCTCTGGGCTTGCCATCGCCGACTTCGGTACGCTCATGAGCAAGCAGGGCAAGTACGCGACCCGTCCGAGCGACAACGTATGGATCTCCGATGTCTGGACCTGGATAAAGGCTGTGCAGCTTTCAGACTTCATCACCATCGACAAGTACGGTCAGGCTGCCACGTTGCTGACTGGTGAGTTGGGTAAGGTCTACGGCTCGCCTTATCTGCTCAGTGAGGAACTGGCCAAGGCCGCTTCCACCGGCACGGTCAACCAGACCGCAGCCGACAACACGCTTGGCACGCTCCTGCGCGTCCATACCCCGAGCTGGATCGTAGGCTCCAAGCGGCAGGTCATGGTTGAGACTGACAAGGACATCCAGAAACAGCAGATGCAGGTTGTCATCTCGACCCGCATGGCGCTCTCGTCCTTCGGTACAGCCGCAAGCGCGACGCACACCGCCGTCGGTTATGACGTGGTGATCACCTAGTAACACCTGATCTATAAAGCTGGATTTGATTCCAGTAGGGAAGCCCGTGGTTCTCACACCGCCACGGGCTTCCCGCCCCTTTACAGCTTCGTGGCTGTGAAGATGGTCTCCTGACTCCGCGGATAACGAGAGGCATATTCACAGCCACGTGGCAGTAAAGGGCTAACCGAAAGGAAAAATAATGAAGCTCGTATCTTCAAAAAGCGGGAACTATATCGCGGGCAACGAGGCCATTGATGGCGTTGAGGCTGGTGTGCCCTTTGAGGTAACACAAGCGCAGGGTGAAGCACTGATCGCCAAGTATGGTTCCCTTTTCTCGGCCCCGCAGGTAAAAGCAGCACCGAGACCGGCAAACAAGATGGCAGGCAGGCCGGGCAATAAATGAAGTATTTTTGGCGATGAAGCTATATCTTTTCGACCCCCGCGAGAACACTTCGGGCATCTACCGGCTCAAATATCCTGCCTGGGTGCTTGAAGATAAAGGTATCGCCAAAGTGGCTCACGGTGATGAATTCTTAAAGAGGGCCGATGGCGATAAGAAGGTAGCTGCCAAGAACATCCTCGGCGCCCTATCCTGGTGTGATGCCGTCATCGCTCAGATGAGCGACAACCCGGCCAACGTCGAATTGTTCAAACTTGCCCGCGATATGGGTAAGCCGGTTATCATGGACGTTGACGATACGCTTGATATGGCCGCAGATAAAGCGGGACAACTCTGGCCGGAGCGTAACCGGGATAACTGGGAGCGTCAAAAAAAGGTCTGGCCATATATCTCGGCGATCACCGCAACCTGTGAATCACTGGGGCATCACTTCGGTGAGATGTTCGATAAACCTTATTACGTATTGCCGAACATGATCGACGTGGGTAATACTCGTTGGCAGTTCAGCCGCCCCGAGATGCGTTATGCCTGTGTGGGCTGGATGGGATGTCATACCCACAAGGAAGATTTGCGAATAGTGAAACCACTCATCGAACGGCTCTCAGATGAGCAGGTGTTTGAGGTTGAATTGCAGGGCTACGTTCCGGCGGACCTCTTTGAAAATCCCGATGGCGGCGTGGCCAAGCGTGTGATATCGCAAGGCTATGTCGATCACGAAAAGTATCCATTTCGCATGAGTGTCTTTGATATCGGGCTCGTTCCGCTGGTGAATGAACCATTCAACGATATCGGCAAGAGTGATCTTAAGTTCCTCGAATACTCAATGGCCGGTGCCGCCACTATCGCGTCCAAGGTCGGCCAATACCGAACCACGATAACCAATCGCGCTAACGGTCTCCTGGTCGGCGATGACCCCGAAGAATGGTACGAGGCGGTTCAATATCTAAAAGACGATTCCCGCCGGGAAAAGATAATCCGCGAGGCGCAGAGGTTCGTCACCACCAAGCGAAACATCTTCACTTGCTATGGTAAGTGGGCGCGTGTCTATGAGCAGGAGATTGAGCGAGCAAGAAAGGTAGCGGCCTGATGGGTACAGCGGCAAACGCGATCACAACCACAACCAATATCCAGAACGCTCCGGGCTATAATTCGAGCTGGTCAACCACGCAGCTTGAGAACGCCATTGACCGCGTTTCCAGCTTCATCGAGAGCTATTGCGGCTGCAACTTTGTGAATACGACCTACACAGAAAAATATGACGGCGATGGCACACGGGAAATCATGCTCGACCACTCGCCGATTGTGAGCGTTTCGGCGCTAACGGATACGCCGACAGGTGGAACCGCAGTCACTATCAGTGCATCAACGGAGATTCTAATATACGGCGCCGAGGGCATCGTCAAACTCAAAAGCATAGCCACGAGTGAAACTGCCTTTAACGACGACGAGCAGAACATCGCCATCACTTACGTGGCCGGCCAAGGCGCAGCGATAGCCAACCTGCCGCCGGACATTGTAGAAGCGGCCACGCGGCTTGTAGTTGCTTTTCTTACCGCCAGCTCCCCCGGAGTGAAGAGTGAGAAGATCGGCGATTATTCCGTCACCTGGGATGGCTCTGAATCGAGCATTCCGGCAGAGGTAAAAGTCATCCTCGATCTCTACAAACGTAATCATGTCGTTTGATAGCCTCTTAAATGCGACGCTTACGCTCAAGGTTAATGCGTCATCGGCCAATTCCCAGGGTGAGCCTATTGATAGCTGGTCAGGAACCACGACTATCAAGGCTAGGGTGCAGCCGGTATCAGGCGGCGAAGAGTTCACCGTAGGACGCAAAATGGTCAGGGCGACGCACAAGATATTCTGTCGCACTACTACTGCGGTCACGGCCCGGAATCGTTTTAGCTGGGGTGGCCGCACCCTTGAAGTGCTGCTTGTGCGAAACATCGATGAGATGGCGCACCACTTTGAGATTGATGCCTACGAGATCCTATGATTGACCAGGACACAATCGGCCTTTATGGTGCTATTTTTGAGGAAGGCTGTCAGAAGATCGCCAAACTTGGCGCGACCTGGTGGGTATCGGCCGGCACTTGTTATGGAGGTGGCGAGTATACCGGGCACGGTTCGGAGAGTCACACGGCCGGCGATTCGCTGGTGAGGCTGGCAGGATATAAGCCCGAGGCCATCATCATCGAAATGGCGCGTAAGTGGGAAGAGGATTATGGGGCGATGAGCAACCTGCTTGACCGCCTGACAGAATATCGTGTTGACTTCACGCAGGATATCGACATTCCACCGGTTGACCATTATCATAATATGCGCCAAATTACAGCCCTTGTGAGGAAATGATGGAATGGTTCGGTCCTGAGCGCGAAAAAGAACTTCTTGACGCTATTGAAAAAGGCGTGAACCGGGCTGGGATGAAACTTGCTGCCAATATCAAGCGCAGCATGGGTAAGAGCGCGGGAGGACCGAGAAGTGGTCATGCAGTGTCGGCTCCCGGTAGCCCTCCAAACGTGGAAACGGGTACGCTTAGGCGCTCGATTGATTCCACCAGGCCGATGAGATTTGCCGGCACAGTCTTTACGAGGGTTGGCACTAACACAGAATATGGACCTTTTCTCGAATACGGCACGCAGAAGATGGCGGCTCGTCCTTTCATGAGGCCGGGGCTTGAGAGGTTCAGGCCCGAACTTGTAGCGATACTTGGGGAGATTAGGATTTGAACGCCATAGATACGGGTGTCTATACTGCCATGCACGGCAATTCGTCGCTTCTGAACGCCACAACCGGCGGCATCTACAACGTCAAGGCGCCCGAGGGCACATCCCTTCCCTATATAACCTTCTTTGATGTCATCACCACCAGGGGCAGGACGTTCGGACCGACCGCTCTTGATGATGGCCTATATCAGGTTGATATCTGGGCGGCAAGCAACACCGCCGCCGGTGTAATTCTCGATCTGCTCTTGACCGCTCTTGACGGGGCCACGCTTACGATAACAGGTTACTCTTCGGTCATGTGTCTCTTACAAAATCTACAAAAGATGAGTGACCCAGACTCAGATGTATCCCGGATAATGTGCGAATTCAGAGTAATGACTCAGAAGTGACGCCTATGAAGTAACCAAAACATAACAACCTTTTTTCAAACCGCCCAACGAGGCGGTTTTTTTATTGCAATGACTAAATAAAGGAGTGAAAGAAATGTCAGCAGCAGCTGGACTTACAGGAAAGGTAACAAAAGACGCCAACACCGTTGCCTTAATCGGCAAGTGGAAGCTGAGTTATAAAATGGGCAAAGAAGAATATGTACCTTTCGGCGCGGCAGTCAATGTCGCCAAGAAGCGCATCGCCACCATCCTTGATGTCTCAGGCTCTTTCGAGGGTCCATGGGATATGAGCGACACGAATGGGCAGTTAGCCTTGCAGAATGCGGCTCTTGCCGGTACTGCGGTCACCTTGAAGCTCTATGTGAACGGTACGAACTACTACACCGGAACAGCTCTCCTTGATATGGATGTTGAGAATTCTTCTGACGGCATCCCCCAGGTGTCTTTCAGCTTCGAGCAGGATGGCGGCACTGCCTGGACGCAGGCGGCCTAAGGTGAACACCTACACCGCAAAGCGCAGCACGACACTCGCAGGACCGGGCAATTCGACCATTACCGTGAAGAAAGGTGAAGTGGTCTATTTGAGTTCCGAGATCGCCGATGCCGCGCCTCAGATATGGGAGGTGACAGATGGCGACCAACGCAGGAAAGCTCGGTAGCGTCTACGCGAAAACAGCAGCTGCGGCCACGGTTATGACTGATGAGGCGACTACAGAAGTCACCACGACCCGCTTCCAGATCACGAATGCAACGCATCGCTATATCGACCCTGCCACAGCAGTGACCGTCAAGGTGGATACAGTCGTGCAAACTACCGGCTACATAATCGAGTACGCCGGCGGTTTCATCGCTTTTGATTCCTCGCAGACAGGCAAGACCGTCACTGTTACCGGCAAATGGTGGGCAATGGCATTGGTAGCGCAGATTTACAACTGGAAGTTCTCAGGCAAGATGGGCAAGGCAGAGTGTACCCCGTTTGGTACGACTACGGGAGTACACCGGGTAGCAACTGTCCCGGATATCAGCGGTTCCTTCGAGGGCTATTGGCTGGATGATGACGCCTATCGCCTGGGCGTATCCGATGTTGGCGCCCTTTCCGGCATCTCGCTTCCCGTGAAACTCTATACCAACGCCAGTTACCACTATGAGGGCTACGCCATCCTTGATCTCGATGTTGACTGTGCCGCTGATGAAGTTGTGAAGGACAGTCATTCTTTCGAGGGCGATGGCGACTGGTACCCCCGCGCCAACGATTCGTAAAATATCAAACCAAGCAGGGAGGATGTAAATGAGCAAAGTCAGGGTGGATGTAGACGGAACTGAAAGAACACTTGTCCTCGATTTTAACGCGCTTGCTAACATTGAAGTATCTATTGGTAAGCGACTCACCGATCAGAAAGTATGGGCCGACCTCTCCATGAAGGAAATCCGCACGGTGCTTCATGCGGCGCTCTTGCGCGACTGGCCCGAGGCTACGGAAGATGATGCTGGCAAACTCGATATATCGGCACTCACAAATCTCTCGCAACTGGTGAGCGCCGACCCTTTGGCGGCGACTGGCTCGAAGCCTGGTCAATCGGAAGGTACGATCTAAGGCTCTCTGAATCGGATTTCTGGGCGCTCACCCCGGAGCAATTCGCGGCGCTGATGAAACGTCATGAGGTAAGGATGGAGGGAGAAAACAACCGCTGGGCGGTCCTCATCTCCACTGTAATCAATATGGCCGGCAAGGCGGCAAAACAGAATGTGAGCCCGTCGGAGATATTTCAGAAGGTTCATCCCGAGGCCAACGATCCTGAAATAGAAGCGCTCAAAGAGTCAGGCAAAACCCACATCCGTATCCCTATCGAACAATACACGGAGCTTAAACGTGGCAGATGAAGTCGGAAAACTGTTTGTGAATGTCGGCGCGAAGATCGGCGACTATCAGCAGCAGATGCAGAAGGTCCGAACTGAGGGCGAGGAAACCGAAGGCAAGGTTTCCCGGTCCCTGAGAGGCATTGGCTCAGTGCTTGCGGGGCTTGGTAAGATCGCTGGCGTGGCCATTCTCGCAGCCGGGATATACGAACTCGGCGATGCCTTCAATTCAGTGCAGGAAAAAGCGACGCTGCTGGCTGAAACAAATGCCATCATCGAATCGACTGGTGGCGTGGCAAATGTAACAAGTAGCCACATCGCCGATATGGCAGATTCACTTGAGAAGATGTCGTTGGCCGATGATAAGGCCATTCAAAAAGGTGAGAATATACTTCTTACCTTCAAAAATATCCAGAATCAGTCTGGCGATAATAATGACATCTTCGACCAGACCACAAAGGTCATGCTCGATATGTCGCAAGTTATGGGGCAAGATGTTTCTACTACCGCCCTCCAGGTCGGCAAAGCGCTTAATGATCCTGTAGGTGGCGTCAAAGCCCTCAGGCGCGTCGGTGTCCAGCTCTCAGATCAACAGCAACAGCAGATAAAAGATTTTATGGCTGTTGGTGACGTTGCATCAGCCCAAAAGATTATCCTTGGCGAATTGACATCTGAGTTCGGTGGCGCAGCGCAGGCGGCACAGAATTCTAAACCGTGGGAACTGCTTAAAGATAATATTGACGACGCTGCCGAAGGAATTGCTGGTTACCTGCTCCCCGTCCTCTCCGAAAGCTCTCAGGCGGTAGGTGACTTCATCCGCTCCTGGCAATCGCAAGGGGCGATGGCAACCATCAAGGACACCTTCGGGGAGGGAGTGGCCGGCGCGATCTCAAGTGTTGGTGATGCCTTTGGAACAATCGGTGATAAGGTCTCGGCGTTCATCAATAATCCCGCCGTTCAGGCCGTCTTTGGTTCTGTCTGGGATAATCTAAAATCAGCCTTCGAGCAATTCAAGCAAGCTCTTTCTGGATTGGCCCCAGCTTTCGAGAGTATCAAACCCTACCTGCAATTGATGGCGACTATCCTCGGCGGCGTTATCGTTGCCGGAGTCTGGCTTTTCAGCACTGCTCTAATGGTAGTGGCCGGCATTATTAACAATATCGTTGTCCCGGTCATCAATATCGTAGCGGCATATCTCGGCTTCATGTCGCAGATGTTTATGAGTGCGGCCGGGACTGTTATCGGCGCCGTTGGCTCTATCTGGGGCGCTGTCAGCTCTGCTTTTTCCGCAGTCGTTGGATTCATTTCAAGCACTGCTTCAGGGGCTTACAACGCACTCGCAGGAGCTTTTAGCGCAATGGTTGGGGCTGTCTCTGACGCGGTCGGCGGTATCATCGGTGCTGTCTCTGGTCTTGTCGGGGACATCACGGGATATTTCGCTGATGCGGGCACATGGCTCTATGACGCCGGCGCCCGTGTAGTCCAGGGGCTTGTAGATGGCATCACCTCCAAGATCAGCGCGGTCACAGACGCAATCGGCTCAGTGGTAAGCGAGGTCCGTGATCATCTGCCTTTCTCCCCCGCCAAAAAAGGTCCGCTTTCAGGTCAAGGCAATCCTTTCTATTCCGGCCTCTCTATAGCCAAACAGCTTGCTAGCGGCATGATGGTGGGCGCTTCTGGTGCTGTCGCTCCCGCTGCCGCAAGTATGGCGCAGTCGGTCAGCACCAGTTACAGCATCTCTGGCATGACCGTCGTCGCCAACAATCCCGCTCAGTTCTACCGTGAGATGAAGCGTGAACTTGAACGAGAAGTAAGGTTACAGGGATGACTCAGACTATCACTTGCCAAACATTAGATGCTGCTAAATCCGTCTCTCTGCTCGCGGCTCCGTACTCTATTACCTGGGAAGGAATCGACAAAGGAGAGGCCGCTTTTACCGATTCTGGCAAGGTCAAGGATCGCAATCATGAACGCACTACGGAATACGACAGGCAGCCGAGGTCTATGGGTTGGACTCAGCAGATAGACGAGGACAGCCTTGACGATTTGAACGGTGCTTACTCTGATTTGAAAGATGTCATCTGTCAGCCGGTATGGGTGCTAGTCCTTAACGCTGGCGGGGCGACTGAGCCTAACAAATATTATTACTGCTACGCCGTCACCTCAGTGCCGAAGTTCACGACTCGGATGGTGCGGTCCTATTTCCACAAATATGACGTTCGCTTCGAGGCCCGCCCCTTCGCCCGTGGTGCTGCTATAGACCTTCCCCGCAACTGGATAGTTGACCCTCTGCTCTCCGAAGATTTCAACGCTGACGGCATTGCTAATTCCTTTGTGAACGACGACTCCGGTGGGGCTCCGACTCACTCCAATTACATCGACGCTGTAAACGGGGCGCAGGTCATTTCCATGAACGCCGATGGCTCGGGTGTCGGTAGTATTGTGTATTGCGGCCTCAAACAAGCATCACTCATGGTGGGCAACTTCACTGCCGGTTCAACGAAACTGTCAGGGCGTATCGAGTATAGTTGTTCGGCTAGTACTCCGGCGTACTACGATATTTATCTTTATTGTACCGGGGCTGGGACTCCCGAGAAGTATCTGCTGCAAAATCACTCTGCGGTGCAGGCATCTTTCACCGAAGTCAAGTTTGAGAATTACACCATCCCTGCGGGGACTACGGCGATAGAACTGCGCGTCCGTATTGTACTGCCAGATGATTCTATAGCCGCTACTGTTTGGTTAGCAGTCCGTAAGGCGATGCTGGTTCAGGCGGCGGCTTTACCCGTGGGCAAGGACGGCGGCACGCTTTATTACGGCAGCGAGGTTGCCGAGTCCCCCGCCACCTTGACCGTTGAGAACGTCCCCGGCGACGTGGAAGCAAACGCGCTTATCCAAATAGGCACGACTACCCCCGGCATCCCCGGCTGGCAGAAGATAGACGCAACCACGGGCGGTACTACGGCTGGTAATTATGCGGGGCTTAAATCCGATGTCGTCCCGCAGTGGTGCGACGGCATCTATGCTTACCGGGCGGTAATCAAATACAAGACCTCGGCGACGCTCACCAACTGTAAGATTCAGATATTCGTCGAGGAATCAGATACCTGGAATACCGAGCATTACCTCAAGGATGATGCCACTGTAGCCACCGCAGAAACCACATTGACGCTCAACTGGACTTTTGCTCTGGCCCATTACGGAAGTAGCACGGTCAGGCTCAAAGCAAGAATCGTGGGAACGGGCGGCAATCAGGCCGGGACGCTCTACGTAAAAGAGGCCAGTATCTACACCTATGCTACCGGCTGGCCTAACTATTATCTCTTGAACAATCAGATGCAGTCTGACTCTAATTCTGACGGCATCTGCGACGGCTTTAACGATGACGACTCCACGCCACCGACTCATACCAACTCGATGGAAGTTGTCTCCGGTTCTAACAGTTATTTCCTTCTGGGCAACGACCCCAAGATAGACGACGTTAAGGGTTCGCTTCTCTATAAATTCTCCGGGGCCAGCGACGCTAAATGTCTCGGCGGGGTCTGCTCGGCGGCGTTTCCCAAAGCGGTAGAGCATGAGATAGCGCCGGGGGTGGCCGGCGCGGGCAAGTACATGATAATGGGCCGGATGAAAACGAGTTCTACCACGGCGGCTACCGACACTTTTTACATCAAGCAATTCCAGTATAACCAGATCGGCGTTAGTAGTTACGTCAAGACACCGACCATCATGCCGTTCACGGTAAAGGACAAGTGGACGGTGATATTCTTCGGTATGCTAGAGATTCCCTCCAATCCTTCAACCACTTGGAAGGACTTTAAGAGTTCCCTTGTTTTAAGCTCCACCGGCTCGGCGGGAACGAATCATTACATCGATTACATCCACCTGCTCCCGGTAGAGAATTATTTGCGGGCCAACCCTACTGAGATCGTGGCCCATACCATTGTCAGCGATACGATTGATATAGATAATCCGAGCCTCTACGCGGTCAATGAGACCTCTGGCCCGGTGTTCCCGTTCGTGGCCGGGGAAACATCATCAAATAACTGCGTCCCCCTATCTCAGAAACATGACGATACGGGTATGTCCCTGGCCCCCGGCGTGGTCAATAAACTCATTCCTAACATCATACGGACGGCGGCTGCGGCTGATGCTGACCAAGTGCAAAGTATTGCTAACGCGATAATGGCGATACGCTACACGCCGCTATTTTTAGAATAATGGCGCTCGTAAATAAAGGTGTCTCGGGAGCCTTTGTTCAAAAGATTTCTGAATTTAGAGGCGGGGCCGCTGGATTCAGGGGGATGGCGGCGCAATCTGATACCTCCGGTGGATTTGCCGGCGGCGAAGTAACAGTACCCAAATCATGCACCGTCAAGATGGGAACGCTTCTTGAATGGTGGGTAAACGGCAGGCCGATTTATTCCGGCATGGTGATTGGCCGTGACGATCAGGGTGACAGTTACCTTTTAACTCTTCTTGGCGCTATCCGGCAGGTATGGGGGACTACCCCGATGGACGGCACGCCGGGAGCGATCACCGCCCAAAACGAAATCAAGGCGCTTCTCGGGGCATCGGCTGTCGCTTCCCCGTTCATTTCGACGAGCACGGCATACGTTGACGCGCTATCGGGTTACACCCTGGCGACACCAACCGCGTTTTCCAAGTCCAATTACGTCAACGTGGTCGAGGACTTCAATAAATACGAGGGCGCGGAATGGGGCGGCTTCTATCCGGCTCCGGGTAATTCGCTCGATGATCTGACCACCATGTATTTCAAGGCCGCGGATTTAACGACGCAGCATTATCAACTCGATGCTACCCGTCTGGCCGAGCGGCCCAAACTGCAGCCGGACATGGCGAACTTCGCCAACAATGTCAGGGTTTATTACGGGACGGGATCGGCCAGCAAGGATATCGCCGGTACGCCTGACTCAGTGGCAAGGTACGGGACATTCTGGAAAAGCCTCGATATCTCCGGCGCGGCCACTACCTCAACCGACGCTGACCAGGTTGCGGCAATCTGTTTTAACGCTCTCAAAGTGGACGGAATCGAGACTCCGGGAATCACCACTGAGCTTGTCCTCGATCATGGCACAAGACTGCAGGCGATCACCGCAGCGCAGCGGGATATTTTTGCTATCCAGCCGGGACAGAATATCCTTGTTACCGGCCTGACCGATATCGCCCGAACGCTCGATGCAGTGAACAGCCAATGCTTCTTCCACATAAAAGCTGTCAAATATGAACAAGTGGGGAAAGTGACCGTATCGCTAAACAGAGGATATGACCCGGCAGTGCTATTGGCCAGGTTTGTCGGCGCGACCAGATAGGAGAACCAATGACCCCGGAAAATGACTGCCTTTTCTGCAACGCCACATTTCAGGAACAATTCTTTTTGCAGCAGACCGAGGCGTCGCGGAAAAATGACGAGGCGCTCGACAAGATTCAGAAGCGACTGACTATCCTGACCGCCGGAGTAACGGCGCTCGTGATCACACTCGTGGCCCGTGACATCCTCCAGCTATCCGATATCCAGAATTTGAAAAACATCGCCAATATCGGCGCTGGCATCTGCCAAGGATATTTGCAGTCGTTTTAGCAGGTCTAATCATACCGGCCCTCTGCTCGGAGGGCGTTAGGGACCGCCTTGAGAGGCGGTTTTTTAATGGGGAGGGAAAATGCAGGGACTTGATTATTCCACACGCCAAAATGAAGCCTATGTAAAATCGCAGGGCTTCGACTTCATCTGCCGTTACCTATCCTACTCGCCCGGCAAGAATATCAATCGGGCTGAGGCTGACGCGGCCCTTGCCGCCGGACTTTCCATCGTGCTGGTCTGGGAGACATACGCCAATCGGGTCATGTCCGGATACTCTGGCGGGCAGGCAGACGCGCAGGCGGCCTATGCGCAGGCGCAGGGCGTAGGGCAACCGATCAACAGACCTATCTATTTCGCTGTCGATTTCGACACCTCTGAGCGTGACTGGCCGCTCATTGAGGATTATTTCCGGGGTGTCAGGGACTTGCTCGGTTTCACCCGCACGGGCGCTTACGGTGAGGCCGACATCATCGACCACCTTTACGAGTGCGGACTCATCGCCTACGGCTGGCAAACCTACGCCTGGAGCGGCGGTAGGGTGTCTGACAACGCCTGCCTCTATCAGTATTCCAACGGCGAGTGGAATGACACCGTAGATTTCAACGAGGCCAAACGGGACGACTTCGGCCAATGGCCGTTTCAGACACAGAAAATTGAAACTGAGGAGGATGACGATATGCGCATGGAATCAGCCACGGACAAAGGCAGATGGTGGACGGGATATGCGGACAAGCCGGGACGGAAGCTGAGAATCCTGTCTCATTACGCGGATGAAAAACTGGAAGAACCCCGTGACAAGGATGCCTATATCAGGGTCATCCTCGGGCCGGGAACCGATAAGCAGGGCGTTCCGGCGGGCGGTGAGTTCGGCTTTAAGCACGGTGAGATATGGGAAATGGAGCTTCCTGACCCAGCGGGTTATTATGGCAAAGTCGCAGTCGAGGTCAATCAGTCCAATGCCGTCGTGTGCTACATCGTATGACTCCGAACATCATCATATCCCTGACCGGACACGAACTGGCCTATCTGGGGGATCTGATCGGGCGCGAACTCTACGGCGTACCTCATTCGCTCCCAGCGATAAAAGCCAAGATGACCCTGGCCAACAAGTTTCATTATCTGCTGGGCGAACTCTCCCGGACAGAGACTTTCGCTGTCACCGTGAACGTAGCGGAAGGAAAAACCATGAGCGACAAGACAACATTCGCGGAGCCGGAAGATGACCGCCCGGATTGGCTGACTCGGGCGACCGATGAACATGCTGCCAGCTTCGATCCGAATGACCCGATCACGGCTGAGGAAGTAATCTGGATGTTTCGTGAGATCGAATCGGGCGATATGACGCCAGAAGAATTTTTGAGGAGAACTTCGTGATCGAACTACCGTTGCCGCCGTCTCAGAATCACGTCTATCGCACGAGTAAATTCAGCAGGCGATATATGACCGCTGAGGGCAAGAAGTATAAGGCTGATGCACAGTTAATGATTCAGGCGCAGGGAGTCAGAAATCCGCACGATGCCTTGTCCCTTATCCACTACTGTTTTTATTGGCCGGATAACCGACGCCGCGACACAGATAATTTTTTGAAAGTCCTCAAGGATTGTCTAACGGGGCTGCTCTATAAAGATGATTGCTGGCAATGTACTCCCACAGAAGTAATCGAGAATCAATTAGAACCCGGCAATGGCCACGTGGTCATTAGTTGGGAACTGTAGCGCCCCGTCGTCAATGATGTAGACCACCGGGCCTCGGATTCGTCACCGGGGGGCGGGGCGAAAACATTGAAAGGATAACAAAATGGATATTGAAATACAGAATCCCGATGGTTCCGGGGATGGCGATCTAAATGTAGATGCAGACGGCTACCTTCTTGTTGTGGCCTTGGATGAGGTGACTACATGACTGAGATTTTAAATCCCAATGGTAGTGAAGGCAATCTCAATGTAGATGCCAACGGGCGACTCAAGATACGTTTGGCTCCTAATGATATGGCGGCCATGGTCAAAACGCCGCCATCATTCCCTGACCCTGCCTCCGACAACGGCTCTTTCGTGCGCCAGACGGCGACGATGCCCGCGCTCAGGACGGGGACGGGTTCTTTCAGCTTCACGCAGGCTGCTGTAGACACGGGCACCGATGTAATCGCGCTGCCGCTGCATGGACTTGCCGGAGACACCGGGCTGATGATTCACGAGGCAGGCATTACCGGCCTCACTGAAGGAGTTATTTACTTCGTGCAGGTGCAAGATGCTAACAGCATCGGCCTGTCGCTGACACCCGGCGGGGCGCTAGTGAATCTTACCGCCGCCGCCGAGGGAACCTACACCGCCACCGAGTACCTTGAGGACAGAATCAATATCTCGTGCGCCGTGGAAGACCCGGACAGAGACCGCATCCTCATTATGGGCCATACGCGCACCTGCGAGGCGGTCCCGGTTCGCTCCTGCTATCTGGCCTCGGCCCCGTGGGGCCATCAGGATCAAGTGACAAGGCTTACCGGTGCGACACCGTTCATTGGCAAGGGAACAGGCGGAGACTGGGACGATGTAGGCGTCTACCATCCCCATGGATGCGTCGTCGGCAACGTCCTGCATATTGCCTATCATGGACAGGGAGATACCAACGGGCCGCTGGGCATCGGTCTGGCGAACTTCACCCTGACCGGCACGGAGTCAGACGGTTCGGCGGTCACGAAGTTGGGCAGGCTCAACATCGGGGCATCGCCTTACAACCTGTTCAGCCCATCGCTCAACCACCACGACGGCAAGTTCCATCTGCTCTGCCGTGGTTATGAGGACGACAACACGACGATGAGCAACCCGCGCTACTACTACTCGCCGGTGTTCTCAGCGACGGCCTCTTTCTGGACATCCCACCCGGCGCAGTTCGAGTACGGTGCATCAACTACTTACGGCGACCTCGCCATAGCCTACTATCCCTCCGGCAAGCCGGGCCGCTGGTGGATGGTGCAGGTGACGAACACGCCCGACCTGATGCACTATTTCAACTCCGGCTGGCTGGACTTCGAGCGCGATGAGGTCATGCTGACGCAGACCTCGCGGCTGCTGGTGCGCGGCTCAGGTGAAGACCAGATAGACACGCCAACACCGCTCTACCACAACGGCGTCTGGTATATGTACTTCACGGCCCTGCCGGGAGTCACCGGCGGCTTCACGCCGAAGCTGGGCAAGTACGTTATCGGGACGCAGGAGAGCCAGACGGGCTTCACGGCAACCAAGACCCGCTTCCTGACCAAACAGTTTCTCAATGTGACCAGCTCGACACTGGATGGTTCGGGTTATATTGATATCAACTACACGACCGCGAGCTATTTCAAGAAAATCACCGCATGGACACAGGCATCGACCTCGGCAGGTGGAATGGATATCGCTTTCGTCGCGCTTAACAAGGACAAGTCCGGGGCCACGGCCAACGGCAAAGTCCAACTCGGTCTCAAGCGCCATCATCATGGTTCACCGCTCTACGATAGTGCCGCCGAGGTAACGAACGTGACAGACGCCACAGCCTCCGGGACGAAAGCCCCGTGGGCTTACATCGAGGGTCAACCCTACTAAAAGGAGTGATGCGAATGCTGAACCCGTAGCGCAGCAAGACCGACCCACGGTGATATCAGTTCGTCCCGTGGGAAGCCATGCAAGCTACTCTAGGCCCAGCAAGCCGGGAAGGAATCATCCGAAATGGAAACAGAAAATATCAGTTAGCCATTCTGGCCGCCGCTCTGGTGACTTTTTTCGTGGCTATCACACTCATAAATGCTAATGAAACCGACGCTCAAGGACAAGATAACAGAGGGGGAGACCTGCCCGCCTGGGTGTTTCCGGAACCCGATCTATCTGGACTCGCCCAAAAAACGCAGGCGACTATCGCTGCTCTCGCGGCTGCTGAATTGGCTCGACAGCAGGCAGAGCAGGAGGC